TTACCGCTTGACATGGCAGAAAGCGTGCTGGTCAAGAATATCGCCTATGCCGTAAAGGAACAGGAGCAGACGCAGAAGCCGGTTGATGCTGGCGACGCCAAATGGCTACTGTCCAAGCGCGGCAAAAAGCGCGGGTATGGGGATAATGTTGAAATCGGCGGGCCACTTGGCGCGCCGCTGACAATTACTGTCACAGTCAAAGGTATTGATGAATAACGTCACGTGCTATAATAGAACAAATATTCAGGAAATGCCCCCGCGATGGTTGGACATCCGAGGGCGTGACCAGCATAGGAGTGCTGATATGAACATTTTAACACACAAGACAAGTGGGGTTTATGCCATTGTAAACAAAGCAGACGGCAAAAGATACGTAGGCTCGTCGTGGAATATTGAAAGCCGATGGAAAAAACACATCTCATTACTTAACGCGGGGAAACATCACAGCATACATCTGCAACGCGCTTGGAATAAATACGGGGCTAAAAACTTCGATTTTGTAATACTTGTTGCCTGTTTACGCACCGACCTTTTGATTTACGAACAGGATTATCTAGATTCCTGTAATCCTGAATACAACGTCTGTGTGACGGCTGGCAGCAAGGCTGGAACGCCGCGCTCATTGGCGACTAGGCTGAAACTTGCTATTGCCAACCTTGGTGAGAGGCACACAATTGAAACTCGGCAGAAAATGTCCATGTCTCACAAGGCAAATGGATGGCGACCATCCGAAGAAACTAAGCGGAAAATCTCTGTATCTCATACTGGTGTTTCTAAAGGAGCGCACACAGCGAAGGCGAAACAAAAGATTTCAGCCGCACTAAAAGGCAAGCCGCTTTCAGACAAGAATAAACAAGGCATAGCTAATGCAATGAAAGGCAATACAAATACATTAGGTAAACATTGGACGTGGAAAAAGAAATAGAATGACAATGATTAATGTAGATATAGACCCCGCCGTGTTTAATGATGCCTATATTCCGTGTTTAAACGAAATGGCGCGAATACAAATTTACTATGGCGGTGCGTCGTCTGGAAAGTCTGTTTTTTTGGCGCAACGTGACATCAGGGACATTATGAAGGGCGGACGTAATTTCCTTGTTTGCAGGCAGGTGGCGCGTACGCTTCGCGGCTCAGTTGTGCAAGAGATAACAAAAGTTATTAGGGATTGGGGTTTGTCTGATTTGTTCTCTATAAATAAAACAGACGGGACAGTGACTTGTGTAAACGGATACCAGATAATATTTGCAGGTTTAGATGATGTTGAGAAGCTAAAAAGCCTGACCCCGGCTAAAGGTGTATTCACTGATGTTCGCATTGAAGAGGCAACAGAAATAGAACGTTCGTCAATCATCAAACAACTTTTGAAGCGTCAGCGCGGGGGGAGCGAGAAAACACCTAAGAGGCTGATGCTGTCATTTAATCCAATTCTACAATCACATTTTATCTATGCGGATTACTTCTCAATGATTGGGTGGACTGACGACCAGAAAGAATATAAGTCGCCCGATTTATACATTCTAAAAACTACATACCGAGACAATAGGTTTCTTACCAGGGAAGATGTTAGGGGCTTGGAAAACGAGAAGGATAAGTATTATTTTGACGTATATTCAGAAGGCAACTGGGGCATTCTCGGCTATGTCATCTTCACCAACTGGCGGGTAGAGGATTTGTCCGGGATGCAGGCGCAATTCACCAACCACCGCAACGGCCTGGATTTCGGCTTCTCAGCAGACCCCGCCGCCCTGTGGGTGTCTCACTATGACGCGAAGCACAAACGCATTTATATCTTCGATGAGTTGTACGAGCGCGGGCTTACAAATGACCTGCTGGCCGTGGAAGTAAAGAACAGGATCGGCTCGGATTACGTAGTCTGTGATAGCGCCGAGCCGAAATCCATCGCCGAATTACAGCAGTATGGCGTTTCGGCGCTTGCGGCGGTCAAGGGCAAGGATAGCGTATTATTCGGTATCCAATGGCTGCAACAGCAAGAGATCATCATTGATGCGAAATGCGTCAACGCAAAGAACGAGATTTCTACTTTTCACTGGCAGGAAGATGCTAACGGCAACGCAATACGTAAGCCGGTCGAGAAGAACGACCATCTGATAGCCGCTGGCAGGTACGCGCACGAGGGCGACATGATCGATACATGGCTGGTTAGCTAAAGAGGACAAATGACGAATTCACCATTCATTTTTGCAAGTCCAAACCCCTATAAATCTGGATTTGATTTTTCTCCCTGGGGAGGCATTGAGGGGTTCCTTGAGGCGTCCAGGACTGGGCAGACGGGTAACGTCACGTCGCTAAAAAAGTTTGTCCCTGACCTGGCACACGCGGTAGATATGACCGCCGTGGCGATCTCGTCCCTGCCGTTCGACATACTCGATAAGAACGACGATATTTTCGATACGTCGGCGAACTGGAAAAACAACCTGGGCGGGCTGCCGAACCCGCAGAAGATCATCTACCTGATCGCCTCATCACTATGCGGCGGCGCGGCGTATCTCATTCCATGGCGCACCACCAAAATGATCGTTAACTTGCAATACTGTGCGCCGGGAACGATCCAGCCCTATATCGACATAAACGGCTTGCAGTGGTTCGAGCGTACGGCGCAACGGGGCAAGGCGGAGAAGGTATATCCGAACAAGATCATTTATTTCTGGCTGCCAGATAGCGATGTGGAGATTGGTCCCGCCGAAAATCACCCGCTCGGCAATGCAACGTTGGACGCGCAGGTCATCTGGAACATGAAAAACACCATGCGGATGTATGGCGAGCGTGGTTTCGTTCCGATAACCCTGCTCGGCGCGAAAGGGATGGTGAACCAGGGGGAGCGGGAAAAGGCGGAGGGCTTCTTCGACCGCTTGTTGCGCGGTGGCTTCAACGTGCTGGCAAAGATCGTCAACGCGGATGCGCTATCTCTTATCCGCGTCGGCGCTGGGATGGATGAACTCAAGCAATCATATATCGAACTGCGCCGGGACGCAAAGGAATCTGTCTCGGATAGTTTCGGCATCCCGACCGCCCTGTTCATGTCCGACAACGCCTTCGCCAGCGAATTCGACGCGCTGCGTAAACAGTGGTACACCGCCTCCCGCTTTGTCGGCATCAAGCAGACAATTGAGGAAACATTCACCGACCAGTTATTCAAGCCCTACGGCTACAAGATGCGCTTCAACCTGGAGGCGCTTGAGATATTCCAGGAGGATGAAAGTAAACGGGCAGAGTCGCTCGGCTCTCTTGTATCTTCCATTGCAGATAACCCGGAGGTGGCGCAGTTGGGGATGTCAATACTCGGCTACGATCTTGACAAGGCACAACAGGAGCAATTGGAGAAACTTATCTCGGCGAAAGAGGAAGCGCGGCAAAACGTGGCGGAGCAGACGAAGCCGCCGGTCGCGGAGCAAGGCGAGCCGGTCGTGGCGGAGTCGGAAGAGGAGCAGGAGCCGAAGAAGTCTTTTGACCTTACCGCCGATGAAATCAAGGATTTGGCGTTATGGTACGACCGGGCGCGGCAGTGGCACGCGAAAGGCAAAGGCACGGCGGTGGATTGGGAGTGCAAACACTTGCGCGAGACCATTGCCGCTCCGATCCGCCTCAGACTGGCGGACGCAAAGAATGAGGGAGATATTGCGGCGGCATTTGTAATCGGCGAGACGACCACGCCCGCGCCGGTGTATCAGCCTGTACCCGATAATACCGAAGCGATCAAGGCGCTGGCGCTGACCATCGAGCGGGCGATTGTCGCCGCGAATGTGGAGCCGACAGTCGCACATGGGAGAGATGAAATGATTATCAACATTACAAATCCTGCTAACGTGGATATGACCAGCAAAGAAACGATTGCAGCGGTCAAGGCAATGACGGAAAATCTGGCGGCAATGAAGCAGGCGGTTGCGAATCCCCTACCCCCGCCGAACGTGACATTCGCGCCAATCATCCATCCGTCGGAGGTAGCATTTGCGCCCGTCATCCATCCGTCGGAGGTGGCAGTAAGTGTGACTAACACGGTCCAGCCAACTCCGGTAGAGAATAATATCACGGTCCAGCCGTCCGATGTTGTTATCCAGAAAGAGGAGCGGAAGCCGCGAAAGGCGACCATCAAGCGCGGTGCGGACGGCAAGATCACAGAGATAGAGAGTAAGTAAATGCCGACCACATTCCCAACAACACTCGATGACTTTACCAACCCGACCCCGGCGGACAATCTCTCTACGCCCGCCGTCCTACACTCGACCCAGCACGCCAGCATCAACGACGCGGTGGAGGCGCTTGAAGCGAAGGTCGGGGTAGATAGCTCGGCGGTCACGGCGTCGTTGGATTACAAGGTCGCCAACAGACAGCCGCTTGACGCAACCCTGACCAGCATCGCCCTGCTCGGCACAGCCGCCGACAAGATGCTTTATACAACGGCGCTGGATACGTGGGCAGAAACGGGGCTGTCTGCCTTCGCACGCACGATCTTGGACGATGCAAACGGGACGGCGGTTCTGGCTACGATTGGCGGACAGGCCGCGCTTACCCTGCCCCTCTCGGCAGCCAACGGCGGGACTGGTGTCGCGAACACAGGCACGATAACCAACGCATCGAATACAACCATCACAGGCGGGGGAACGGTTGCGCTGGGAGGCTTCACGCTGACTGTTCCGGCGACAGGGACGGCGGCGCTGCTGGCGACGGCGAATGTGTTTACCGCCATTCAAAAAATAAATGTTAATTCTACTTTGGCCTTGCTAGCGGAGCAGGATGGGGTAAAAGATAATGTCTTTATTGTGGACACTACAAACGCAAGAGTTGGTATCAATGGCGTACCAACAACCAGTCTTACGCTCACACAAAAAGCAACGACGGACGGATTTATTTTCACAGGTATGTCTATTGGGGGTGTGGACACCGGGACTGGTTGTGTTGTGGCATTGGGATATAACGCCCTAGCTAATAAGCAGTTATGGTTTGGAGATGTTGATTATTTGGGATTGTCCACTGGATATTTTAACAGATTAGTAATCTCAACTGGAGCGCCATTATGGGACGTTGTGAGGGGCGACAACTTAGCGTATGGAGCTTTGAATCTTGGCAAAACTGGCGGCTCAAAAGTTGTTATTGGCGACTCAAGCATTTCTGCAACTCAGCCAGGTTCGCAGTTATATATTGGTGGAGGGGTATCCATAGGTTCGGATGCATCTTATCGATCTGCTGCTGCTCCAGCAAGCGGTATGATAATTGCCGGGAGCGTTGGGATTGGTAGTACTTCTGCTTCTGCAAAATTGCATATTATCGATTCGACCACAACGACAAACGCGGTACTAGAAGTTGAACGAATACAGGCAATTGTTTCAACGGCATCAACAGGTGGTTCGGCAGGGTTTGGTGTTGGGCTGTCATGGTATGCAGAGACAGCCACCAACAACACTTCCCAGCCTCAAGGAATTATCTCAACCTCATGGATTGATGCAACCAACGCCACACGCAAAGCCAAACTGTCTCTCTCAGCCTACGACACGGCGGCGCGCTTGGGGATGGAGATAGAAGCCAGCGGGACGGCGGCGCGGCTGGCATTTTACGGCGGTTGTGCGCGGTGCGGCACTCACTACACAACTGACGACCATCACGTTCACAGCCCCGACGCCGGATTACGCAATCCAGAACTTGACCAATGTTGCGCCTTATGGGTTCGTTACCCAGGATGAGGGCAACACGGTTCTATCAGTTATCGCCAACTTGCAAACACGAGTAGCGGAATTGGAAGCAAGACTCGGTTCTGCAACGGGCGTAAATCTATTTGCATAAGGAGTTTTGACATGGCAGATTCAGCACAAAAATATACGTTTCTTCAGCGGGCACAGAACATCGCGAACATGATGGCGATCCTTGACGCGGCAATCAAAGATGCGGGGTCGGTCCTGGTCAATCAGGGCTGGAACGCAGGTGGAGCAGACCCAATTGTTTCTGCTGACATTCCCGCAGAAGCAGGGTTCACAGTGGCGGAGGCACTCGCATTTTTCACGACCGCCGCGAAATACAACAATCTGATGAATGGCAGCGCAATCGCAGCAGACGCAAATACACGCGCAAACATTGACCGGATGCGCTCCAGTTTTAGTTTGTAGAAAGGTAGATAATGGCAAAAGGAAACACCACCCCCGCCCCGGCGGTGACGCCGCACAAGTACACGGCTGAGGAGTTCGCGAAAGAATATCGCGAACTCTGTCAGCGTACCGGCTTCAACATCGCATTTGAGCCGCGCTGGAAGCAGAGCCAGGATACAGGCGACTACCGGCTGGTCATCGCCTCCGGCGTCGTGCCGCTGCCGAAGCCTGAGGGATAATGGCGATCACCGACTACGATGACGCTATCAACTACGACGCGGCAATCCCCTACAACGGGGCGGAAGCAGCGGCGGATAATGCTGGCTGGCTTCTCATGCACGCGCCTGTGCGCCGCCGTCCGCCGGAGATAGACGATGAGGACGAATTACTCGCCTGGTACGTCCTTGAGGTGATGGATGAATAAAACCATCCTACTCGCCTCCCTGCGTGCGGCTGTGCGGCTAGTGCCGGAAGTCCTCCCGCACCTCTCCGTAGCCACACTCGCGGCGCTGAAAGCATCCGGCGATTACACCTCTATCCGCGCCGAGATGAGCGGCGAGATCCACGATGCGATATACGATTATCTAACCGGCTCAGGCTACATCACGATATACAAGGCGTTGATGGCTGCGGCTATCTCGAAGGCATATGTCGAGACGGCGGACGTGGGCTATACAGACGCTGGTGCGGAATTGCCGCTTGACGCGGAGACGGCTGCTTGGGCGCGGGCGGAACTGGACGCGCAGCTTAGTTTCGTGGATCAACTCTTTGAGAATCTGCGGGAGCTACGGAAAGGCGACCTGTCTGCACAGGCAGGCGTAAACGCCACAGCGGAGGCGCTGGGGAGAGCGAATGGATGGGCAAGTGGTCTTGATGGTTTCTATAATGAGGCGGTGTTGCGCGGGTCAAGAAACCAGTTGGTAACATGGCATTTGGGCGCAACCGAGAAGCATTGCGCCACGTGCATCAGCCTGGACGGTAAGAGGCATCGAATAAGCTGGCTCATTGACAATAATTACATCCCACGCAAGCCGGGGGCAGGTATGGATTGCAACGGATATAACTGCGATTGCTCGATAACAGACAAAGATGGAAACGAGTTTACGATTTGAGACTTTTAAAATTCGAACATGCGGACTATAATTGAATCGAGTAGAAAGGAAAAAGATGATAGCCCGAAATGATATAGCCCGAAATGATATTGACCTGAATATGAACCTGGTTTTCAAATGTCGTCACTGTGGAAACACTATGGATAAAATCTTTGCTTCTGTTTACTGGTGTTCAAGATGTGGAACACTCAGAACGGGGCGTAAAGGAATAGTAAGCGTATATGTTCCAAGTTTCTATGACATCGAACTACCCGCCGAGCGGCTGGAACTGCTAGAAAGCACGGACGAGTGATTGCCCTTGTCACCGGCGGCTCACGCGGCATCGGCGCGGCGTGTGTCTGTGCGCTGAAGGACGCGGGGCATACCGTCGCGGTTGTGGCAAGGACAAGGGCGGATTGTGACATGTTCATCAAAGCGGACTTATCGAATGAACAAGATCGGGAACACATCGTTGATAAGGTCGAGAGAGAACTAGGCGGGCTGGATATTCTCGTCAATAACGCGGGCTATCAACATCATGCACCTGTGACGGCTTACTGGCTGTCTGAGTGGCAATATCAACTCGATCTGATTCTCACCGCCCCATTTGACCTATCCCAGCAGGCCGCCCGGCACATGCTTACCCACGGCGGCGGACACATCATCAATATCCTGTCCACGTCCGCCTTCCAGGGAGCGCGCAACATATCCGGCTATGTCGCCGCGAAACATGGTCTGCTCGGCCTCACGCGGGCGATGGCAATAGAGCTTGCACCGCTGATAAGAGTTAATGCAATCGCGCCCGGTCTCATGGATACGCAGATGACGGCGGAGTACATTGATTTGCAGAGGCGGGAACTGCTGGAAAGCATAACGCCCGCGGGCAGATTCGGAAGGCCGGAGGAGATCGCTGGGGCGCTGATGTACTTAATTCAAAGTGAGTTTGTGTACGGTCAAACCATCGTGATTGATGGGGGATGGCTGGCGAAGAATGGCTAAAACGGTTTCACTTATTGGCGGCCCCGCTGACGGCGCAAAGGTGGATGTTTCAGAAGGCGTTGCCTATGTGATAGTGCCTTTCGCACAAGACATAAATTTATTGATAGACGAGAGCGACGTACTCCCCATTATTGGGTGGGATGATTGGGGGCCAATATTGAAGAGGGGTGATGTTCTACAGGCTCGTTATAACATCAATGGCAACATTGCCACCTATGAAGAAAGCGGGAGTGATGGCTAAGATAATCCAGGCTAAGGATTTGCGTGGGAAAAGAACTGACCGTCTTATAGACGTTGTGCCATTATCAACACCCTGGACGCTCTTTTTGGAGCCGACAAATTTATGCCAATATCGCTGCCGATATTGTCCTACGGGTGACACTGACCTACTCCGCAAGATAGGCAGAAAGAACACGCTGATGGATTGGGGTTTATGGGTCAAAGTCGTGGATGATCTGCGGGCGTTCCCTAATCGCATCCGGCAGTGCAATGTTTACAAAGATGGTGAGAGTTTGCTTCATCCCCGTTTCTGTGAGATGGTGCGATACCTTCGCGACGCTGATACAGTTGAACGCATCTGGTTGAAAACTAATGGATCAAAACTCTCCCCCTCCTACAACGCCCGCCTCGTTACCTGCGGCCTGGACATGATTGGCGTATCAGTCCAACACGTCCACGCGCAAGGCTTCTACGACATCGCCCGCGTGCGGATCGATTATGAGGAGTATCGTGCCAACGTGCTTGATCTGTACCAGCGGAGCCGGGATACCGGCGTACAGATTAGCACGAAGATAGCTGATGTTGGATTTAGCGACGCCGACAAGCAGAAATTCATAGACGACTTTAGTGATCGCTGCGACTTCATCGCAATAGAAGGTTTACACGGCTGGTCTACGTCTGATTTGAAAGACTGGCGGCTGGGTACGGATAACAGCTTCGATGGCTCGCCGCGAACGCACAAGATTGCCTGCCCGTTGACGATGTACATGCTCACGGTAAACAGCAATGGCGATATATCCGTGTGTAATGATGACTTTGCCCATTATCACCAGCTTGGAAACGTAAACACAGAATCCCTTATTGACATTTGGAACGGGAAACGTTTACGGGATTTTCGCCTGATGCACCTTGAGGGTAAACGAAGCGAGAACCGCGCATGTGGTACGTGTGATTATGTTTTAGCTTTGCCAGCCGTTGACAATATTGACGAATACCGCGAAGAATTTGCAGAAAGGTTGCGTGTTGTATGAGGCCTTGCCCCGTCTGTGAACATCTCTCCCGCACCGAAGTATTTCGTATGCCCTACCGCATCCCCGACTCTTGGCCTCTGCCGTCTGAGATTATCTGGTACACCTGTGACGCCTGTTCGATGTTTTACGGAGATGGTAATTTTGATCAAGCGATGCTCAACGAATACTACACCAAATACTACGGCTACGGCGTCAACAACCCCTCCAATATCGAGCGCCTGAAAATGGACGCGGTACGGATAGCGGAACTGGAACGCAACCGGGAGGCCGTCATCGTGGACTTCGGCGGAGCGGGCGATGATGGCAAAAGTATCATCGTTGGCATGTTGCAGGACAGGGGATATACGAACGCCGTCTGCGTGGGTGCAGGCGATCCCCTGCCCCAGCAATGTGACCTTATCTATGCCTCCCACGTCATCGAGCATGTCTACGATTTGCCTAAGACGATGGAACGGATAGACGATGCGCTCGCGCCTGATGGCTTGCTCATCATGGACGGACCAGACGCGACGGGCCTGCTTCAAAAGTGGAAGATGCCGATATTGGACTTCAATACCAAGCACCTAAATCATTTCACGTTGCGGGATTATCTCAATTTGGGATACCATCACGGCTTCGAATTGGTTGACCTGCCTACGCAGGCAGGCGTGCGGAAGTACGAACTTGAGAACGCGCCCGCGTATCAATTGCAATTCAGGCGGCTGGACGTGGCGCGGGAGTCAGCGAAACACATCACGGATAACATATCCGCCCGCGTGGATAGGCTCAAAACGCTTGCGGGCTTGCCGCTCAACGTCTGGGGCATGGGAGATATTACATGGCATCTGCTAGCACAGGTGGAACTCAATATACTTGACTATATTGATAACGATCCCGCGTACCGCGGGCAGACCTACAACGGCAAGCCGGTACAGGAACGACCTACCAACGCCGCGCCGATCCTGATAATGGCGCAGGGACAGCGGCAACGGCTGATCGAAAATATCAGGAAGGCGGGTATAGAAAACCCGATCATTGAAACATGAACGTATCACAAATAATTTGGGAAAGGCTGAAACAAGAAACTGAAGTTGTATTCTACCTTCCTGGCGGCGGCTCCGGGCCGCTGGTGGATGCGCTTGGCGCGTCGGGATTGCGCGCCGTGTGCTGCCTACATGAGCAGGGCTGCGGCTACGCGGCGGTCGGGTATGCACAGTATCACGGATTCGGCGTGGCGTTGGTCACGTCGGGTCCTGGGGTCACTAATATTCTCACGCCTGTACTTGCTGCATGGGTAGACAGTATCGCCCTGTTGGTGATAAGCGGCCAAGTCATGCGGAAGTGGCTAGCGCTTGATGATATGCGATCACGCGGGACACAGGAGGGGCCGACAATAGAAATGGTGAGGCCGATAGTCAAGATAGCGCATCAGCCGAGCGTGAGTGCGGGAATATTAGAAGTACTGGACGGGATGATTGAGATAGCAAAAGAAGGGCGTCCCGGCCCCGTGTGGCTCGACATCCCGCAAGACATACAGGCCGCCGATGTATAAGCCAGTCATCCTCATCGGCAACGGCATCCGCAATAACCCGGCGCTTATAAATCACCTTACTTCTTTACAAGTGCCGTGCATTACAACTTGGATGGCGGCTGATCTACTGTCAGAAGATTCCCCCGTCTATTGCGGCAGACCTGGAATCTTCGGCCAGCGCGCATCTTGCATAATTCAGCAAAAAGCCACCCATCTCTATTGCTTCGGCGCACGGCTGGACGGTGAACAAGTCGCCTATGATTATGACCGCTTCGCGCCGAATGCGGAGATATATATTTATGATATAGACCCCGCAGAGGCACAGAAGTTCCCGAAGCGTTACCACGTTACGCAGACCCTTGATTGTAGAGATGACATTGATTTTCTTCCGGCCTTTGAACCGCCTCATCGCGACTGGCTCAACTGGTGCAAGGCGCTCTACACCCGCTTCCGGCCTGAACTGGACGGGAGACAGGAGACGGGAGACGGAGGCGGCGATCATTTCGTAGACCCGTTCACGTTCACGCGACTCCTGCATG